ACACGATGGTCGGCTGCTGGCCGTACTCACCGCCGAGGCTGACGCCCTTAGCGAGAGCCTGACGGCCCATGATCAGGGTGCCGTACACGTCGATGGTGCCGGACGAACCCGAGTTGTTCGACGCATCCGCGAACAGCGGGGCGCGGGGCGACTCGATGAAGCGGACACCCTCAAAGGTTCCGATCTCGCCGTTGTACACGCCAGCGGGGTTCACGTAGTTCGCGGGGGTACGCCAACCAGCCGCATCGGTGTTCCCACGGAAGTCGTAGGACACGTCAGGGTGGATGAACCCGACATACGAACCGCCGACCGTCGGGACGTTCGCACCGCGCAGCTGGGCAACAGCCTTGCGGACGTCGGGACCGGTGAGGAGGTCGTCGGAGTTAATCGTGGTACGGCTAGACGGGTCGGTCGCGCCGCCCGTTGCGTAGAACACGTTGTCGCCAGCCTGAAGGACGTTGCGGCACACCGTGTCAATCGACAGACCAGCGTTGTAGCCGACCGCGTTCGCTGCCACCGGGTCAACGGGGAGGAACGAGGTGGCCCGCAGCTTGGCGGTCGTGACGGTTGCGTTGCCGTACTCGTTGAGGGTGACGGTCACCTGCGAGTCGCTCATTGCGACGGGGGTGACATCCTCAGCCTCACCGAGAGCCGTGGTGGCGGCGGCAAGGTCAGCGAACACCGTGAACTTGACGGTCGCACCAGGGTTGGTGGCGTTGGTTGCCTGGACGTCTGCGAACTGGTCGTAGTACATCTCGGGGCGGAGGGCGAAGTACGCGAGCTTCTCAAATGCGGTCTGGTCGACCTGGAGATTCGCGGTACCGGTTTCTGCTGCGTAATAGTCAGCCATGATTGGTAATCCTTGTGGTTAGAGGGTTGTTGGGTTGTTACGCCAGTTCAACACCGGCGGCTTGTGCCTCTGCAAAGATCGCCATCAGCTCGGATTCTGATTCGGCTTCCTGAATACGCTTGACCCATGATGGGCCTTCGGGGGAAACTTCGCTGCCTGCCGCGATCCTGTTGGTTTCGCGCCATGCCTGCTTGTCTGCCTCGTTGACCTTTGTGGGGGGTGCAACCAGTTGTGCCTCCTCAGCGGCGACTCGGATGGCTTCGGGGGTGAGTTCACCGTCGTAACCCTTGATGAAATACTTTGCCATCGGGGAGTCAAGCGGGACGCCTGCCTCTATGAAAGCAAGTTTCTTTTGGGTTTCGGCAAACGACGCTGTCTGCTTTCGCAGGTCGGCGTTTTCCTTTTCTAGCCTTTTCAGCTGGGCGCGGAGAGGGTTTCGTCCCTGCCCGGTTTCGCTGGTTCCGTCGTCGTCATCCTCGTAGGTGTCGAACTCTGACATATGGCACTCTCCTTAGTGGCCTCACCTATTCGGAGGAAACAGGTGGCTCCGTTGTTGTTGCACCCCGTATGTTCGCCACAGACTCGGGGGGCGGTCTGCGGGTCCAGCACTCGGCTTCGTGCTGAACATTACATAATGTGCTAGCAGTTGTCTACTAGGTGCTAACTATTGCAAGCACCTTCGCAGCAGTGGTGTTTCAGTCCGCAGTGGGGGCATCGCCACCGGGTTTGAATCGGGTCGAATAGTTGACCGCAGTTTTGGCAGGTCATTGGCCGACGGTGCGTAGACCGACGACTCCACCCTGGGTTTCGGTGACGCCGCCACCAGCCTCAAATGCGGCTTGCCGTGTGCGGCGTCTGCGGGCGATGGCTCGACGGGCTTCAGCGTTGGTGCCGAAAGCCGCCCCAATCTGCTCAGCTTGGCTGATTTGCTGTTCTCCGGCCATTTGCGGGGCGAACAGCCCTTGCTGGTCCCCGATAGCGGCGAACCCTGCCTGAGCCTGCTCACCGGTGATACCAGCCCTAGCGAGAGCTTCGGCCTGTTGGCGGTCAATCTCGATCTGTGCCTGCTGCTGGGCTTGGGCGGAGATGGATGCGGCGCGGGCTTGACGCTCTGCTTCGTACCTGTCGAAGGTTGGGCGGGCGCGTTCGGGGTCTATGAAGTAGGCGGCGAGATCACCCTCTGAGACGCCGTAGAGCCGCTTGAACTCGTTGACGACGTTGGCGGGGGCGTTACGGACCGCTTGGTAGCCCTGATCGATTCTTGCGCCGAGTTCGTCGGGGGACACGTCGCCTGCGATGAAGTTGGAGAAATCTTCGGGGGAGTCGTAGAAGCCGGGGGGCATAGACCTTGACTGAAGGGTGTTACGGTACGAGGACTCCAGCCGAACATAATCGGTGACGCGGAACTGCTGCTTGCCCTGCTGCTTCAGAATCTCGTTGGCGGGGAACCGCTTCTTAAACTCGGGTGTTTCCGCCAGTTTCAGACCGATGGTGTCGGGGCCGTCATTGGGTGACAGACTTTGATCACGGAAACCTGTTTCTACAGCAGGCAGCAAACTTTCCAAACCGAGGAACTTGAACTCGCGTCGGATGATGTCAATCGCTGTCTCGGCCATCAGATTGTCCTCCCGAACGCTACACGGAACGACTCAGCAAGCTGGCGGGCTTCCTGCTTTGCGTTCTCCGTCGTATCCCAACCGTACCGTTTGTCGGTACGCAGAAGTTTCTGCCACTCACCGTTCGTCATCAACCGCTTCTGACCCGGCTCCCCAAAGTTCAAGGCCACCTCATAATCGGCTTGGCTCATGTCAATCGAGTTCGGGTCCTTCTCCAACAGTTGCGCTGCCTGAGTCTTGAACGAATCCCCGATGGCTTCCAGGCTCAAACCCTGATCAAGCAGATTTGACAGATGCCCGTACTTTGTCTTGGCAAGTTCACGCTGCTGGCGAAGCACATCATCCTGCGACATTTCCCCTGTCAACACAGACTGAACGGTGTCATCAGCAACCGTATTGAAAAACGCTTTGCCGACGTTCTGAATCTTCAGATAGTCGTTGGACTTCTTGACACGGTTCACGGCGGTCGGGTTGACCAGGTTCCCGGCGTCGTCCTTACGGAACACTTCCTTGTAGGTTTCGGCGCGGAGGGTGTCGCCTTCCCATCCGAGGTTCATTGCGGTCACCAAGAAACTGTTCAACGACTTGGAATCAAAGCCGACATCCCCGACAAGGGCGACCACCTGGCGACGCTTCCCCGTGGTTGCCAACTCCTTGTAGAACGACGTGTTCTGAAACTTCTCTGCGAACCGTTCCGGTGTCTCGTTCTGTTCAACAGCGGACCTGATCACACCCTGAACATCGGCATACTTCGCGGGGTCAATGTCGAGAAGCCATGACTGTGACGGGAACAGTTCACGGAACTTGGCGGACACCGCATCCCACGACATCTTCTTCTTTGGCGGGGTCGTACTTTTAACAGTCGTAGAACGAGCAGAACCACGAGCTGTACCAGTAACAGCAGAAGCCGGACCAGCAGTGGCAGTTGCCGTGGTTGCCCCCACGGTGCGCCCACCCTGCGGACCCATGAATCCTTTCTGCGCTTCCTCCACACCACGAACAGTCATCGGTGCAGCAACATCCACAGATTTCGTGGACTCGGCATCAAACACTGTTTTTGCAGACGCAACTTTCTTTTCAGCCGCAACCACATCGGCGCGGGCCTGCTCCGGACGGATACCTGTGGCGGACTCAACAATCGGGTTGGCGGCAATCTCACGGGCGCGAGCCAATGCCGCCTGAGCATTGTTGTACTCTGTTTCCGCTTTGACAAACGGCGCAACAATCTTCTCCAACGATTTGATTGTTTTGTTTAGTTCCTTGACTTTCTTTTCGATTTCAGCCCTGGTAAATGTGCTGTTGCCAACCTGAAACTTGTCAGGTCCGAGAACAGCAGCGTTGCTGTAACTATCTACCTCGGCGCGAAGCGTCTTGATACGGTCGCGGAGTTCGTTGGGGGTGGCCATCAGCCAAGACCTTTCAACAGTTGATCAACAGCGTTCGCATAGCCGAGCATCCTCATCGCCCCAGCTTCCTCAGGGGCGGCACCCATCACAGCTTCCTGCGCGGCAACCCCGGCGGATGGAACGGCGGGACCGCCCTGCGCTTCACGAACCTCAGAAGCGTTGTACGCCCGGACGAACTTGTCGACCTCATCGTCGGACAAGTCACGGCCAAGAATGTTCTGTGATGCCTGCTTGAACACCGCCCGCAAATCCTGTTTCGGGCTGGTACGGATACGTGTCCCGGTTGACTGGCGGGCATACGCAAACGACGGGTCGGCAGCCATGACCTGCACAGCCCTGTCAACCGTGTAACCAAGAGAGTTTGCCGTCAGCAACGCCTGCTTCATCGCATTGATATCAGCCGACGAAGTACCCTTGTACGACGGCTTTCTGTTGCCGTACATCCCAAGAGCAGCGAGGCGGTTCAGGAACGCGAACCGTTCGGCGGGAGTACCCAACTTCACAATCTCGTTGAACGCTTCATCCTCGCTGTACTGACCGCGGGCAATAACACCAGCACGATCAACAAGATTCTGCCCCGTGTAACCAGCCGAGGTGTACTCGCCTTCCCCGACAACAACATCAGGGGCGACAGACGTGGCCTTTCTTGGGGAAAGTTTCGTTGACGGCTGGAGAACATTCCCACCGGACGAACCAAACACCTTCGGAGGAGGGGTTTCTCCCACCACCTCGACGTTCTGATTGGGGTCAGTCGGTTGTACGGCCATCACTCCTCGATTTCCTGAGCCAACAGTCTGTCATAAATCCGTGAGAACTCCGGTGTTTCCACCCGAATCGCCTTCGCAATACCGACCAGCCAGTTCCTCAACGGCTCGGCACGGGTTCCTGACAGCGACGAAAGACCCGCCTGAGCCGCCTCAGCCAACGCCTCGTCACGCTTCCGCAGATACAGCGACGTCGCCTGAGCAACATCGTTATCGGCCAACGACGAATCATCAAGCATCTGCTTCAACTGGGCAATCTTGCCTGGGAACTCACCAGGGTTGAACTCTGCAACCACAGGGAAACCGGGGTATTCCTTGTTCAGCTGAACTCGCCACTTGCGGAGCCACGCCAACTGCTCCTTAGACGGGGACTCAGGAAGCTTGTCGCGGAGGGCGCGGTACTTAGCTGATGCAGCCCTGTACTGTGCCAACTCGATCAGTTCACGGTCCGTGAGCCTGCGGCGTCGACCCTTCTGAACCTGCCGTGACCACACCTCAAAATCAAAATCTGTTCCGCCAGGAGCCATGAACCCGGCCACATCAGGGAAACGGTTCAACAGATTGTTGTTGCGGCGTTCCCATTCACCGAACTGTTTCGTTGCTTCCAGCCCGCCAGCAACGGACTCTGTCTTGTTGGCGAGGTACAGCATGGCGTCCTGACCGTAGATTTCAAGGAACCGTTGCACGGCGGTGTCATAGTTTTCCTGCTGCAACTTTTGGAACTCTTTCACCAGCTGCGACGAATAAATGTCGCCTGCCTCGGTTTCCACCTTGAACTCGGGAGACGGGGCTGTCGGGCCGATGAACTGACCCAACGCCCGCAGAGACGCAATAATCCTCGCCTTGCCCCGTGCGTCAGCCAACAGTTTCTCATAGTCGGCAGGGTCATCAAGATCGTATTCCCCCGAGGTTGACAGGGCGCGAAGCGTCTCGATGTAGGTGTTTCCGTAAATCGTTTGCAGGTTTGATGTGTTCGCGGTCAGGGCATCGTTCAAACGGGTGATGATGCGCGGGGTGATATCCAAACTGGTTTTCTCACCGTAAGGCAACAGAAGTTTCCTGATGAAATCCAGGTCGGGGGTGTCGGGCAAGAACTTGGATGCTGCGAGTTGTGCGACTGGGCCAACTGACGGAATCAAACCAAGACCGATTGAGAGACGCTTCACGGGTGCCTGAAGTGGTGCCTCAACACCGGTGAGATGCTTGGTAATCCACCCCGACGCAGGGAAGTTGAACGAGTATTCCCCTGTTGTCGGGTCCTTGTAGAAGAATCCCTCGCCGTCCTCGCCTGCACCGGCTTTACGGACACCATCAAAAATCAGTTGGCCCTTGCGGATCAGGGTGGGGTCCTGCCACACGGCGTTGGCGTAGGTGCCGAGAACTTCACGCCATGCCGAACCGAACGGGATAACAATGCTGAGGATGTCCTCCAGGTTGGACCGCTCCGAAGCGTTGAACAGGAGGTCGCGGGTACGGCCCACCGCAACAGCTTTCGCATAGCCGTCCAACACCTCAACGGTTCCCGTCGCATCAGATGTCGAAGCGGCAACTTCCTGAAGTTTCGCCCACACATCCTTGCCGCCGACAAACCGTTCAGGCTTCATATTGAAAGACGCCGACGACGCCTTCACCCGATTAACAAGTTTCGCTGCCTCAGACGGGGCCAACTCGTCAGCCGCATCAAACACTTCGCGGTAGTAATACTGGCGGAACACCGGAGACTTCTCAAGAATCTGTGTACCTTTGCCGTACAGGTCAACAAAGAACCTGTCAACAAGCCAGTCCATTGCTTTGCTGATTGAACCGAAACGGCGGCTTGACTCAACAGGCTCACCCCTGTTCGCCATAGAAATCGTAGGCTTCAGCTCCCCGCGCAGACCCTTGAGACGCAGAAGATCGCGGACCTCGTCCGACCCAACGGACTGTCCTAGCATCTTCGGGTTGAACCTTCCTGCGGGAATATCAATGGCGTTAATGATTTCGTTGTCGGGGCCGACCGCCACGGGCTGAATGTCAAGCAACACATCACGCTGACCACCGCCAAGAACATTGGCATCATCCAGTTTGCTGTACGAGTTGACAATCACACCCTGCGTACCGTCCGCGAACAGAACCGTTGAACCAGGGGTGACGTCCTCGACGAAATCCAAATCGTCGGGGCTGACACGACGCTGAAGCGGTGCAATAATACGCTGCCCATCCTGCTCCACAATGAGCGGAACCTTGTTGTAGGCGGCAATGAAGTTCAGGTCCTTGTCACCACCAGCAATGGTGGCAACACGGGAACGCGACTGTTTGCGAATCCATTCAATCTGCACATTCTCTAGTGCTTCCGACGGGAACCGGATATTGTCGCCTATACCGGTTTCCGGGTCGGCAATACGCCACCCTGTTTGGGCGTAAGTATTCAAAGAATCCAGTCGCTTCTTGTTCTCGGGGCGACGCAACCAGTCAAGAAGCATCTCGTTTTGCTTGTCCTCATCAATGAACATGAGGTTCATACGGGCAATCTGACCGTTGATCGGGTCAGTATTGATCTTGGCGAGATTGTCCACATAGCCCGTTGTGTGCGCGTCAGGAGCGTCCGCAAGGCTTACCTTGCTCCACGAACCAGTCCTGTACATATTGATGTTGGAGTCATTCGGCCTTTCCAAGTGGCGGTAAATGTTCTCCTGCAACGCCTCAACAAACTCGACCTGTTCATCACCCCAAGTGTCAACAGAACTTCTGATGACATCCCCGAAGTCGTCGCCCTTGATGTCCTGAAAACCCTTCTTGTTGAACACCCACAGCATGAAATCAAACGGGTGCCTGAACGCGCTTGACAAACCGTTCACAGCAATACGGGTCTGCGCGTCCATCATGTTACGCATGATGTAGCCACCGGTCGCCAACGCCAGCGGCTTCCACAGCTCGTTCTGAACCGACCTGATCACATCTGTTGATGCCGCCACAGGGGTTGCGGTTGTGATACGAGCCAACATTCCTGACGCTTTACGCATCGCACGGAAATCAGGGAGAACAAGAACCTGATCCGCGAGTTCGTTCAACGCTCCAGGCCCGACATTGACCAGGCGGTCACGGACCTCTATCGGGAACTGCTCAATGACCTCATCAGGGATGAACTGGCGCAACGCTTGGAAAGTTCCACCGTCATCGGGCCAGCCGACTTCGTCTGCGCTGTAGGTTCGTGACTCACCAAGAGCCTTCTTCTTGGCGTCAACAACCTGCTTCCACACGTCATCACGGACCTTGAACCCGGTCTTGTTCTTGATGACATTCAGGGCCTCGTCAAACGCCTCCGAAACAGCGTCCTTCGCAGCACCAGGTTCCGCAAGTGAGTACGCCCCAACAACGCGGCGCATCACATTCTTGTAGTCCACCGAATCAACAGAAATACCGACACCCTTGAGGTAGTTGGAGTAGGTCTGAATCGCTTTCGCCTTGTCCAGCCCCGTACCATTCACCAGGGTTCGCTCATTCGGAAGGGTCGAAAACAGTTTGGTGTTCTTCAAACGGAGCAGCGGAACACGCTCAATCTTTGAATCCAGCCATGTCGCTCCCTCAATGTCGCGGATATCGCGTGACAGAAGCAGATTGTCGGGGGAGTTCGCCAGTTTGGATGACGCCAAACCGAGAACACCATGCACCTTTTCGATTGTGTCCGCTTCAGCAAACTTGGCTGCCTCATCAGGGCTGATCCTGAACTTGAACTTCTCCATCACACGGAGAACCTTGTCCTCCTGGGTCAGCCCCGTGTCGGCTCCGATATCCGCAAACTGTTTCACGACACGGACAGCGCGAGGATCGTTCAACACAAACTGGCCGAGCTTTGACTGGGTGTACGCAATCGACTCAGCAGCCTCCAGCCCTGCCTCACCCCGCGCCAAACGAGCAGCCGCCTCCAACGCCTCCTCACCCGCCAAACCGGGCAGAGTGGCCTTCGCCACGCGAGCAGCCTTTAACGGCTTACCAACAAACAACGACGGGTCCGTACCTACCTGGACAGCGGCATCAATGAACCCTGACAGAATCGTGTACGGCCTGGAACCAGGTGTGAACACAGCCTGACCTGCCGCCCTGCCCACCGTCCACGCATGACCGTTGATGGTTCCACGGAACTTGCGGGCGCGTTCAGCCTGCAAATCAGCGGCTTTCCCGCCGAGGAAGAAACCTTCACCGGCCTGATCAGAGTTCGCCAGCATCGTGCCGAGCTGTGTCGACTTTATGATTCCCTCGATACCGTTCGGATCGTTCTTGGAAAACAGTTCAGCACTTGCGTTCTGCGCCAAATCAGGAAGCAACGACAATGTTGCGAATGTCCAACGGCTCGCAGCCTTGAAGTTTCCCCACACGTTGCGGGAAATCCATGATTCCTCATCCCGCAGAGGGTCGTTCTTGCGTACATAATCCAGTGCCGCAGTCTTTGACACAGCATCAACGGTGCTGTCAGAAGTTCCAGACTTTGCCATCGCCAAAATGACCGACGGCGGGATGTACGGGGATTTCTTGTAAATCTCGCTGACACGTTTCGCAACATCAGGAGTTGCACTCTGCGTCAAACGCTTGATTTCCTCGACTGTATTTACCGCATCGTTGTCGGAGTTTTCCTGATCAACAGAATCAAATGCCGAAAGAGGCATCAGTACCCCTCACGCACATACGAATCCAACATATCTGCCAGTTCATCCGACGGGTACGCCTGATACAACGCCCTCAACTCGTTCAACACAGCATCATTGTTGCGGGGAACCATCAACCCTGACGGGATGTTACGGCCCGGACCGAACGGTGCGCCCGCTGTGACAGGTTCCGTTGGGCGTTCCGTCGGTCGAGTCAACGAACCCAAACCACCAGGCTGAACCGTCGGGGCTTCCGTCGGAGGTGCGGCAACAGGAACAACAGACTGAGCCGCCATCTGCTTCCCAGCTTCCCCGTATGTCTGCCCCTTGGCTGCCATTTTCGCCACTTTCCCCGCAGGGTTACGCAAATCCGACCTGTTCGAATACTGTTTCGCCATCAGCCAAGCCTCCCCGCAAGACTAAGAACACCACCCGGCGAGGTCGGCTGCTGAGCGGCAGCGGCTCCACCCCCACCAAGCTGTGCAAGCAACCCTGACATACCCTGCGGCGGAGCCTGCGCGGGCTGTTCCATACCGACACCGGCAGGTGACAAACCAGGCATCGTCTCAGGTGCGCCAACCGGGGCGGGTGTTGCCTGCCGTTCCTGCGCTCGTTTCTGTGCAGCCATGATCGCCTCAGGGAGCGACATCTTGTTCTGCAACACCTGATCAGCGACATACGCCAAATCATCAGGCTGGTACGGGCCGTTCGGGTCCGCAGCCTGTGCCTGAATAGATGACAGCAGAGCCGCCTCGATTCCTTCGGCAACAATGCGGTCACGCTCCAGCTCGGGATCAGAAATCAGCGGGTCCGCTTCACGAGCAGACTCCTTTGACATCAAACCGGTTCCGAGACGCTGACCCAACCCGACAATGAGGCTGTTCACATCGGAACCAGCCGCCGAATAGGTCACATAATGGAAATCGGTTTCCCACATTTTGTCCGGCACATAATCCTTCATGCCGCCACCAGCACCAGGGATGTAGAACGACTTCGCGGACGAACCCCAATACGCCTTCTCGATGGCGATAGCGATACGGTCCTCCTCCATGATGGAGGACGCAAGAATCTCCTGTGATTCCTGCACACGGAAATCAACGGTGGCCGACAGAATCGCGTCACCACGACGCCCTGTACGAATGTTCGTGCCTGACTCACCGCCGAACTCGGCAGGGATCGCACCCTCGAGCCGTTCCTGACGTTCCAACCTGTCAAGCGCGACATCGGTTTTGTAGCCGGGGTTCTGCTGCAACTGGGTGATGTCGCCACCCTTCACAACACCGAGTTGACCGGTCTTGCCGTCCGCGAGCTGAATGATTTCTGCGTTTTCACCGGGGCGGGATACCAGATATTCGTCAGGGAAAATACCGCGTTCAATGGCGATTTCTGTGAGTGCCTGGAGACGGGCGCGGGTGTAATACATTCCGAGCAAACCATCAAACTGGCCGCGAGCCTTGTCGAGGGTGATTCTCTGCGGGACAACCACCAGCGGCATACCGGTCCGGTTCACAACCCGTGACAACTCGATGGCCCCCATACCGGGGAACGACAAACCTGTCATAGGGTCATACGTTTTTTCTGAGCCGACCACACAGGTCACAACCTCGTCGGCGCAGCAATACTCCAGGAATGTGAACATGGTGTCGCTGCTCGGGTTGCCGACACGCAACACCCCGTTGACGAGCGGACCGTAGTTCTGCATCAACCATTTGAACGGGCGGTGATACACGAAAATAGTGTTGTCGGGGACCGGGTTGTCGGGGTCCGGCATCGGAGACGGGAAAGTGTCCAACGGGTTTCGGAGATGCCATTCAGCGAGCCGCTTGTCAATGTTCGGTTTGATGTAGACAGGGCTGTTGGAGTAGGCGAGCAGGTGACGTGCGCGGCGACGCAACTTCATCGACATACGGTTCTGGTCCCACATCGACAGCATCGCCCTCTTGCGGTCACGGGCCAACTTCATGGAACGGTCCTGACCTTCGCGGAGCGCAGGGAAATACGGGACAGGCATCGTCGAGGAGACACGCATAGCCATCTGATCAAGACCCTGCACAAGCAGGTTCGCCACCGACGATTTCGTGTTACGGTCCAGTTCGTTCAACGGGACAATCACATCACCGTTGGCGAGCTGGCGGACTTCGCGCATCTGTGCAAGAACCGGTCCCTGCGCCTCACGACGCTCCTTGTACAGAGCAACGATTTCCTCGACTGTAATCATGCGTCACCTTTGCTGCACAAACCTGACCTCAACAATAACACGGTCAGCGGTTCACCAACCAAGAAGGACGCCACAA